ATAGGATTGTCAGTTGCGTAAGCCATATTATTATATCTCCTTAATTATTACTCTGCACACTTCTGTATTCTAATACCATCAGTGTCAATTAATACACCACCTATAGAAAGCATAGATGTAATTAAGTGAGAAACTTTTTCTGGTATATAGTTTACTTCAGTTTTAACGTCAGAACCAATTCCCATACCAATTGATGATTTATGGAAAGCTACAGTATGTCTATCAGTAGAACCAGAAGTTTCTAGTCCACTGTGTACAAACCATAAGAATCCTAACCATCTCTTAGCAGTCATACCACCAGCATAAGGAAGTTCACTTTCTCCCACATACTCGACTCTTGAGAATTGATCTAGGTTGATTAGGTCAGACCATTGTTTAGGCCCAACTACCCAGTATCTTTGTTGATCATCTGGTACGTCATTAGTATTGAAAAGTTCCATCATAGCTTGAGCTTTTCCTAGGTTCATTCCAGTACCTGTACCTGATGAGTTATTAGCAAGTTGTGTTGCATTTTCCATAATAGAAGTAATTACGCTATCAGTTTTTCTACCTAGAGCGTAAGCTGCTGAATTTGCAACTACTTGTCTTTCGTCAATGTTTACCTTTAACTCGTCTAACTTGTCAACGTAATCTGCTGCATAGTAATCAGTTAAAGTTGCGCTTACATTGCTGTGAGCTAAATCCATTGCAACTACTTCAGCATGTCTTGCTTTAGTGTTTGCAGAACCTTTTGCAACTTTCTGAAACTTAACAGTATTACCATTAACACCGTTCACAGTTCTTACCAAGTTCTTTAACTTAGAACCCATTCTTTGGTAAGCCATATGAACTTCAGCTTCGAATTGAGTTATAAAGGCATTTGTTATTGATGTTGCCATTTATTTTCCTCATTGTTAAGTTATTGTTAATTACCGATTATCTTTCTAATGCAGTGGATTGTTATCCAGTTAAGGGCAATCATTTACATTCTAAAGGTCTTGATATGTTGATATTGTATAAGTGTTATTCTTGACAACGCACAATTATATCCATTTTTTAGGAATAGTAATTACTTCTCCAAATTCAATTGAACCATCTTTGTCTTGAGAATATGTGCCAAATAAAGTTATATAATCTTTGGTATCTTTGTATATCCAAAATTCACCAGTTTTACAAACTGCTGGTTCTGCAGCTTCCATTTGGGCTACAGATAACCAACCAGTTTGCGAAACACAGTCAAGCCATTTTATTGGCTTATTAAGTTTTTTAAACTTAAATTTAAGCTTGTTTTTGTCCTTTGTAAGCCTTCTCATATAATTCCGTTACTCGTTTTACATAAGCAGGATCACGTCTGCTTGAATCCCAATATCTAGGATCTTTTAACATAGATTTAAGATCATCAATATCAGCAGTTACATCAACTTGTGTTTGACTTGTAGGCATACTACTATCTTTAGTAAGTTTCATAACTTCTTCTAAAGCTTTAACACCTTCTGCAGTTGAGGCAAAACCAGATATTGCTTGATAAGATTCTGGACTTAAATATTTTTTAGACCAAAGTTCAGCAGCTTCAATTCTTTCTCTGCCTGAATCTCCAAGTTTTTGAATTTCAAGATCAACATTAGGAAGATTTGAAATAGCATTTTCAACAAATACTTTTACACCTTCATCATATTGTTCTTGAGATAACCCTGCACTTTTAGCTGTATTACTCCACCATTGTACAATAGGCATATCTTGACTTATATCTAAACTAATGTTGTCATTTAATTCAGGAACATTTAATTGATATTGTTCAGGAACCTTACTTAGTTTTTCATTTTCAAGATCAGTTCTAATTTGTTTAGTTAGATCTTCTGTTCTAGAACCTAATTTAGATTCTAGTGAGTTATAAGATGAAGCTAAGTTTTCAATATTAACTTCATTTCTTTCAGCATCCCAAAATTTATCTTGAATATAATCTGGTTTAGTTACCTCTGAAGTTTGTTCAGTGGCGACTGGTGCTGTATTAGCATTATCATCTGCCATCTTGTTCTCCTTTTGTTATGCGAGTTTTAATTATTCCCACAAGGAATCGCATACCTTCCAAATGGAACAATCTGTTGCTATCTATATTTGGCCCAGCAACAGCTTCTATTGTTATTGATTGCAAATAGTTTAAAACTTTTTTACCTTCATCTCCTTTAAAGACATTGGCAAAATGTTTATTTAAAATCTGCTCATCTTCTGCAGATCTTATGTAACCATCAATACTATTTGTTATTTTGGGCTTCTCTTTCTCTAGATCTTTCCAAGACATATTATGCTCCTGGTGGAGCTTCACCTCCTTCTGGTGTTGTTTGCATTTGTTGTAAACGTCTAACTAGCTCTTGTTGTTCTTCTTCGTTTCTAATTAATTTTTCTGGTAAGTTCATTTTCTCTGCTAAATATTTTGCAGTTTCATTTTGATCAACAATTAAATTAATCATTTGTGGGCCAAAGTTAGCTGCAATAATTTCATTAAATCTAGTTACATCAGAAACGTCTTGCATATGTTGTGCTTGAGCTAATGGTGAACGTGGAGCTATTTTAACTTCCCTACCGTTTACTTTAGGGATATCTATTCTACCTTGTTTAGATAAAATTCTAATTATTCTTTTTAATAATGGAGTTATTAATTCAGATTGAAGTCTACCAAAAGATGAACCAATCTGTCTTGATAAATCTGCCATTCTTTCAGAAACTTCTGTAGCTGTCATTGGTGTACCTTCTGGTCTACCAAGAGCTTCCATGTATAAAGCTTTTTTAATATTAGTTCTCATATCATTTAAAACTAATTGAGCTACATCAAAATTAGATGCAGATTGTATAGGTAATAAACCTCTACTACCAGGGGCAACTGGTATTAAAGATCCAGGAACTAATGAAATATTATCTGGATTAATTACACCGTCATCTTCATAAGTATATACACCACTTACTGACATTTGTGCATTTTGCAATATTAATTCTATTGTAAGATTGCAAGTTTTGATTGCTGACATAGCATTAAATACTGGCCCTCTACCATAAACTTCTCCAGAAGCTTTATTCCATCTAAATACTAAATATGGATTTGAACCTTCTCCTGTAAACATTTCTTCATAAAGAATATGTTTAGGGTTTTCCATAACAATACACATTTTATATTTTTCAACATTTTCTTCATGTATTTTATAAACAGCTTCTATAATTTTAATTTTATTTTTATTTCTTAATGGATCAAAATTTTCTGGTAAAACAGCTTTAGGATATAAAATTTTAATTTCATGTGCTTTGCAATATCTAGTTCTATAAACTGAATCTATCATACCATCTGGGCCTGTGTTTAAACAAACTCTTGTTAATGGTACTGCTGTAAATTTAATTGGATTAATTGCATCACCTTCTTCAACAAGCATAACACCTGTACCAATTGCAAGATCCATAAATGATTCATGTATTTCTTGATTAAAATTTGATTGTTGTAATAATTGAAAAACATAATCTGTAATTTTATCTAATTGTAAATTAATATTAGGTTTTAATTCTTGTGGTATTTCTGAACCAGCTTGAAAGTCTGCCCATCTAGCAAATGTAGGAGTTATACCTGCTTGTAATCTAGATGCAAATTCTTGTACACCAACTACAGCAGTTTCGTCAAAAATTTTATCTGTTCTTTTTTGACCAGGAGCTTCTTCATAAAATGACTCTCTATTTGGAAGACAATATTCATATGCTTCTTCAAATTTATCTTTCCAATAATCTTTTATGTTTTGAGCTTCTTTATATTTTTTTAAAATTTCAGATGCTCTATCTTCTATTCCATAATTAATTTCAGAGTTATCTAAATAATCCATTATTTAAATTTTCTTAATGTTAATGCTAATCTAGCTCTTTTAGCAGTTATACCAGAACCTTTAGCAGCTTTAACTAATTTTTTTCTAGGAATATTTTTTCCTTCTTTAGTTTTTAAAGTTGCTCTTAAAGCTCCAGGTTTTTTAATTGCTTGTTGAATCCATTTTTTTGTCATTTAGTCAAAAAATCCTCCACCACCAGGTTTTGCAAATAAAGATCTAGATGATGTTATTGATAATCTTTTTTTCTTATAAGCATTAGCTTGTTCTGCTGCAGCTTGATCTGCTTCTGCTTGTGCAGCTTTTTGTGCTGCAACATTTTCAGCTTCTATTTGAGCTTCAGTTTTAGTTTGCCCACCCCTATCACCACGTGTAACCACGCTACCATATGCATCAGTTTTACCTGTCATTCTATTTTTCATATAATCTGAAAAAACTTTATTTTGTTGTTCTAAAGTAAGAGCAGCAAATTCAGATTGAGTATAACCAATATTTTTTTTAGCTTTACTTGATGTTAAAACTTTATTTGTAAAAAAAGTTGCATTAACTCCTGATATATGTTCAAAAACAGGAGAAAGAATTTTAGCAACAAAAACAGGTGCTTTTTTTATAAATTCTTTTGTTTTATTTTTTTTGGCTTGTTGAAAATTTTCTAATCTAGTTTGTTCAGCATCTTTTTTAGTACCATACTGTTTTACAGTTTTACCTTCAACAGTAGTAGTTCCTGTCATTCCTGCTGGGCCATTATTTGGGCCTTTATTACCACCATCATTGCTCATAGAAATTCCTTTTTATCAGATTTATTCCAAAATGGCTTATATCCTGCTTTACGCAACGCACAATATAATTGCCATGGAGTTATAATATACCATCTATAAAATCCTATTAATCTCATAACAAATGAAACACAGCTTAATTCTTTAATTCTAAACAAATGCCAATCATTTTTAACTGGGCATATAAGTATTTCATATTGGTATAAATAACTAAAAAAGTTCTTAGATTGCTCTTTATCTAAAAAAGAAGTTCTAATTCCAGCATGTGTAAATTCTAAATGTTCCCATACATCTAAATGTTCAATATATTTTAAGGCTCCACAATGACCAAATCCATGTGGAGGTTTCCACCACCATATCCATTTAGCAAATCTTTGTGTTCTTTCACTATGGAAATAAACTAACCATTCCTCTTGAATAGATCCCATACTTTTCTTTTTTGTGTTTTTTGTCCAGCAAATACATCCCATTCTTTTTTAGCAATTACAGGTTTACTTTGTGATCTACCTGCTAATAAAGTTCTACCTTCACCAGCACCCATCATTAAATATTGTAATGCATCATGAACGTGAGAGTATCTATTTTTAAAAGGTTTCTCATCATATCTATCTCCAGATGTTTGAAGTCTTCTATAATGATAACCACCATTAAATCCTTTTTTAAGATTAATACATTGAGGATCAATTACAAATCCTGCTTTGCCATCTATTAATCTTTGTAAAGCTGAATCTACAGAATCTATTCTTAAAGCAACATCATTAGATGGTGCAGGTACAGCTTTTAATCCATAGTTTCTCATAATAGAAAAAGGAGTTCTTTCATCTGTTTGTGATCTAAAATCTCCAGCAGGATCTCCAAATATTTGCACATCAAAGTTTTTATAATTTTTTGCAATCTCACCTCTAAGTAATTCAGAAAATCTCATAACACCCATATCAAAACAAACAAGTTCATTTAATATATTCCATCTACCTAATGTAGTCTTTTGACCAAAAACAGCAGCAGGTGTTAATCCAAAGTCAATACCAATAAATAATGTTTGACTAATATTTGGTTTTAATGTTTCTATTGATAAATGTATTTCTTGTCTATAATTAGGATATACAGGTTTTCCTTCTTCAATAGATCCTAATTTATTTAAAACATATACATCAATCCATCCTTTTGTTTTACCTCTAATAATATTAGGATAATATTTAGGTGTTAAATTTTTTTTATTTTCAGCATTATCATTTGGTATATATTCTTCTGTAAATCCATCTTTATCTTTTTTTTCTATTAATGCAGGTGGTTGTGTATGAAAACTCCAGTTGTCTGGTTTAATTAACATAAGAGCTTCATCTCTTGAAATATGATCTGGTACAGGAACATCACCTGCCATTATTGGCCACCAATGATCTTCTTCTGGTGCATTGGTATCAGCTATAACTCCATACCATGTAGCACCACCATCTCTCATAGAAGGATAACGACCTACCCTCATAGTACAAGCATCTATAATTGATTTGGGTATTTCTCTGGCTTCATTAACCCAAACACCAGTAAGCTCAAGAGATAATAATTTTTTTACGTCTTCTGGTCTATCAAGAGCTAAAAATATAACTTCTAAATCTAAATCACCTTTTATTATTTTATGAGTATAAGGTACTGACCAAGCAAAGTTTCCCCAAGTATCTTCAGGAAACCAATCTAACCAAGTTTTAATTGTAGTTGTTTTTAATTGTGGGTTAGTATTTCTTATAACTGCCCATCTTGATTTACGAACTCCTTGTTCATTTTTATTTTGTAATAAAGCTCGTCTAAATATTTCTATACAACAAGATACAGATTTACCAGAACCTACTGGGCCCCTTAAACCTCTAAAGAAGTCATCAGACTTCATAAAAGTTTTTAATATTTGTCCTTCTGGTTTATATTGAAAATTAATCGACATTTGTACCTACATTTGCTTTTAGAAGTTTATAAATTGTTTCTTCTCCAAAAGCTTCTACTAATTTATCAGCTTCATAATTAGTAATCATATGTGTAGGATAATGTTTAAGATGTGTTTTTTTAACTATTGCTCTTAATCTATTTCTATCTTTTAATGATAAACTATTTAAAAAACTCATAAAAAATTAATACTGCTTAACTCATCTTGTTCAATAACACGTTCTCTAACAATATCTAGTATTTGTTTTTCTGTGCCATATTTGTTTTCAAAATTTTTTTTATCTAAATGTATACCAGTATTACCTTGATGATGTTCATAGCATAATGGAATTACTTCAAAGTGTGAGCTTCTCATACCCATACCAACATTACCTGTACCATTGTTTCTAATATGATGTAAAGTTGCTTGACCTTGACAGACAAAGCAACCCAATTGGGCAACTTTGTCCATCCAAATTTTTTCTTCTTTAGTAGCCATACTTCTTAGAAGTTGTTGATGTCTTCTTCGTTGATGGTTTCGGTTTTGATTTTGGTTTCTTGTTTATAGGTTTCTTCATTGATCTCCTCATATGTTGCTCTGCATCCGTCAGGTATTGCAGCAGATGCTTTCTGCATTGCTATAATATCATTATTAGCTTCAAAGTAAATTTCTTTTTTCATTGTGTCGTTTAACCATATTCGAACTACATATTTCATATTACCTCTTATTGTTGTGTAAAGATGAGGTCTATCAAATAGTAATTTGATTAAAAACGCACTACTTCTTTTTTGCTGTCTTTGCTGATTGCTTAAATGCTTTTGATGTTGGTGCACCTTTTGATCCTGGTTTTCTCATTCTTTCACCAGAACCAGATTTTATTCTTTCTCTTTTTGCATGTATGTTTGCATACAAACCTTTTTTAGTCATTTCTTTCTCCTAAGCTTTTTTATTTTTATTTGCAAAATTTCTAGCAGCAGCTACCGAGCCAAAGCCCCAAGCTTTTAATGCTAAGGCTTTTCTTGTAGGTTTGCCTTTGCTATCTTTCATTGCGCCTTTCATTCCTGCAAATCTAGCAGCAAATGAAACCCTTCTTGGATTAGTTCCAGATTTAACTGGAGGTTTTAGATTAGCACCTTCAGTTCTTTTAAAATATGCTCTACCTCTAGCATTTAATCCACCTTTTGCATTTTGATATACTTTTGCTACCATAAATAAAATTTACCTTTTGTTAAAAAAAAATAAAACGCACTTACTTTCCTTGCCTATTATATTTTTTATAACTTCTTTTCTTTGACTTGTTCATAGAACTTTTCTTTGCCTTTCGACTAGATATACTAGTCCTTTTGTACTTCGCCCTTGTTACATGGGCAATCTTATTGATATCGAATTTAGCTTTAGCCATTGTCTTTCTATACCTTAGTGTGTGCTTAAAATCAACTCTGTTGTGTGTGGAACTCCACTAGTCATCTAGACGATGGCGTTTTTGCCCCCACCCCCTCGTTCCGAGTGGGGCAAAGTCGGTACTCTGTACCGTCACTTTTTAAGTAAGGTCGATGTTAATCTTAATGTCCCCTTGGATATTATGTGCTACCTTGTCTGGAGCTCTCAGTCCTACTCTGTCGAGTATGTCCCTCGAGGCTTCGAGTTGAACATACTCTGACCTAGCTCCTGAAGACAGGTCGATAAGTTTCCTACTCGCTGACACTGCGCCTAGTCCAAGAGTTCTAGCTATTGCTTGTTGCATATAAGCTTGTACTTTTGGAAGTCGTAGTGTGCGAGAAGCACTTACTCTCCCTGCTTCTTCGCTTCCTTTACTTGAATATCCTGCAGTTTTAGCTGCATCCTTGATACTACATCCAGTTGTTACGATGGTATCTACTAGCTTCTTCTGTTTCTCTGTTAGTTCGCTCATATAACGCTTTCTTTATTCTACCCCTAACTGTTCGTAAGGGTTATCATTGTCCTTGTCAAGCATTATATTACCTCTCTTGTGTTCTGTGCTACGCACATGTCTATATGTAGTATATGCGACAAACGGGCTCTAGTTCGCTTTGCTCACCTCAACCACCTTCGGTGTTTTCGCCCAAAGGGTAACGATCCCTGTCGTATGCGCTCACTCCGTTCGCTTAATGGGAGTATCGACAAGCGATACCCTTTAATCCCATACGCGATTTTCTCTTTACGCAG